ATCTTTCATATCTATTCTTTTCAAAAATATATCTATTAATCCAACAATAATTTATTCACCAACTCACCCAATAGCATTAAACTCGGATATATTACAAATATAAGTTTTTTTGTATATCCACATAGAATATACTTCCATAATTCATTCTATTGCTATAAATTTACAAATATAAAGACCCTCAAATTTTGTAATTCAGAACACTTTGCAGGTTATTATGAGCATATATAAGTTACCATTTTGAAACCTTACTCATTATTATCCTATTTCTTGAAGTATAAGCTTCCTGCCAGAAGAAATACGACTTCTTACAGTTCCAACAGGAATGTTCAGGATTTCACTTATCTCATCATAAGAATATCCACTAGCATAATACATCACACTATCAATACAACGGGATTTTTTAGCACACCGTTGTATTGTGGAAACCAAATCATCAAACAGTATTGAATGAGCTGTACAGTTAGAAATGGCACTTCCGTCTACCATATCAAGCCCTGTAAAATGTATAAGGGAATTTCTATTGTATCTTATTATATAAGTATTCCTCATTATAATAAGGCACCACGGTTGAAGTGGTTTAGAACAATCAAATTTATCACGATTCACAAGTAGCTTATAAACTGTATCACCGGCTAAGTCTTCAGCATCTTGCATGGAACAGCAGAATTTTCTTGCCACCTTTAATATCCAAGGATATATTTCTGATAATTCCTTTTCAAAGTCCATTGTCAGCCCTCCTTATTAGGTGTATCTTCGGTTCGCCATTAATGCACCTTTCCACGTATTCCCGGTGCATGATACTTTGCTCGTGCATTTCCTTAGCAGAACGCTCGATTGAACTAATAAGAGTGCCTATATCGGGGGGCAATAAGGCAATCATTTTTTTTACCTCGGACACTTCTGCTGTTATCCGATTACACTTCGTCTCTAATGTACGTAATTCTGACAATAAAACATTGTATAAATGCCTATTTATACAATGGATGCTGTTTTTTCTATTCATAAAAAAGTCGTTTGTGATTCTAAAGGAGATGTACAAACGACTGTATGAAATAATTCGCTTTAATTAAAAATTAATCGAATTACAGCATATATGTAAATACCAATATTATCATGTGCTTCTTTTTCTGAACGATATTTCAACATCGGCTTGATGAACAATATTTGCGTAGACAGCAGCATTAATTACACGGGAATCTATACTCATTTTAAAGAATGTCATTAGAAAAGCAATCTCGGCATCGAAAGAAGAACGAATTTGTTCAGGAGTAACCTTATTTCCTTTATGTTCCTCACTGCGTCTTTCCTCATTCCGTTTTTGCTCAAAAATTGCAGAATGAAACAAATAGTCAATCTTCGATGTTACCTGTTCATCACTCATATTCCGAGAATCTACATTTAGTTGTTCCAATACCTGACGAACATCATCATAAAAGCCAAGAGAAACAAGAGTCTGACATATACGAAGGCTCAATAGTTTGGCACGTTCTTTCAGCATATCCTCCTTGTCCATTACCATAGCCTTCATATTTGAAGGATTAACAATACTTCTGTATTCAATGAGCAATTTAGATGCTATCTCTTTAAGCGTGCTCTCTGACACAAATTCGCGATCCGAAAGCAAACAAGCATAGTTTCCACATGAAAGCTCAATGAAATCATTCAATGTTATCTGATTTAATCTTTCAATCATGACTATTTCAGTTTAGATAACTTATACAGTTCAAATTCACGGTTAGAAGCATCTTGGCGTTGCATTTTTAGACTCTTCATTAAAAGGAGATTTGTTCTATCAACCCTTTTTTCTAACCGGGAATAATCATTGAAAACAATGGTGTTACCGGAAGAGGATGCTAAATATGTCGGTGAAAATGTAGGAAAGTCCCAATCCGGCATATCAAAATTAGAGATATCTACCTTATCAACATCAGGAAAGACTTGCGCACCTTTAGGAATATCAACTAAAGTTGGAGTATCAGGAGTAATCCATGCTTTTCCGGAATACATGATAACTTCATGTTTACCGGCATCACCAACCAAAGCAGCACCGCCGGGGTGCCTATCATTACCTTTAGTACCTTCTGCATAAGAAGGAATAGGAGTGGCAAGAATTGTTGCTACTTGCATAGCCCCCATCGCCCCGATAACAGCAGCCATTACAGCACCGGCAATCGGACCTAACTGGAAAGCTTCCATAATACCACGAGCTGTTGCAATTCCAGTTTCTGCAACTTGTACTCCCTTATGCCAAACAGCTTGTTTATGGGCAATCTCTTGCTTTTGTTTTTCCAACTCCTTATTCTTGGCTTCTGTCTGATCCTTTGCTGCCCGTTTACGCGCTTCCGCTTCCTCTTCGGATATAGCTCCAGACTCTGCCAGATTCTCAATTCGTTCAATATCCTCATCATACTTTTCCTCATTAGCTTCCCGCTCTTCTTCTATTTTCTGAATCTGACCATCATAAATAGAAGAGACTAAGTTTCCAATAGCTCCCACAGCTTGAGATGCAGTTTGAAGCCATTTTTTCAAGTTCTTCTGACGTTCTTTCTGTGCTTTCTCATCCGCTTTAGTAACTTTATTGATAGCATCTATTTCCGCTTCTGCTTCTTGCTGGGAAAGGTCCGCTTTCAATTTCTGTAACTGCTCTGCAATCTTTGCCCTATCCTCTGCACTCAAATTTTCGTTTCGAAGTTCCAACTCCAACGCATCAATTGCAGCTTCGGTTGTTTTACGTACATAATCTAATTTTAACTGATACTCAAGTTCTGCATACTCTTGCTGGGTTATTTCCTTAGAAGCTAACTGTTTTTTAAGAGCAAGCGTATCCATAACATATGCAGCATCCCGGATTTCCTGCTCATGCGCCGCATTCTCTGCTATTAATTGCACCTGATCGGATGCATGTCTTTCGTAAAGTTCTTGTTTCTTTTTTGCATATTTTTCGTCAATGAGAAAAACATCTTCACCAGTTTTCTCCGCTGCATCAATTTCTGCTTCACGTTGCAATTCCAACTGGTGCAATTTCAAATCAAGTTCTTCCTGGGACCCCTTTTTTACAACAGCAAGAGCGTTCTCAACATCCTTCTTCTCACGATCAGAATTATACTTAATAGTAAACTCATCTAGCTTTTCCTGCATTTCCTTAGCTAAATTCTGACGTGTAGCAATTTCCTCTTTGCTATTACCCTTGACGGCAGCAATCTTCTTCGAGTAAGCAACACCAATTTTAGCAAGTTCTTTCTCCAGTCCCTCATCCATAAGAGCTAGTTCTGACTCCTGATAAGTTTCATGAATTTTCAGCTTCTCTTTGAGAGCTTTTTCCTGTTCACGTTTTTCTTTATCAGTAAGGACTGTTATACCTGAACCATTTTTGTCGTTACCCTTTGGACGGAACTTTTCTGCAATCACATCAAGTCCACGATTAAACTCATCGCTAGATGCTATTTTGAATAAGTTTTTAGAAAATTCCAACTGAGCCTTATCCGCTTTTTCTGCTTCCGATGTGTAATAGCCAAACATTTTAGCAGCACCATTCTTTATCCAAGACATATCTTCAAACTCTGATGTTGCATATTGAGCACGAGTTTTCATCCGTTTTAAAGCTTCTCTCTCTTGGGCCGTTACTTCAATACGTTTATTTTTCATTTGAATAACAGCTTTTGTGTATGCTTGTTCCTCTGTATCACCAGCATCAATAAGCCTCTTATATTCTGCCTGAAAATCTTTTTCTACTTCCAATAACTTTTTGTTCGCATCTTTTTTTGCAAGTGTTCTAAAATTATAATCTATCTTTTCTATTTTTTCTTCAGGAGATTTCAAATCATTGGCGATACCTCTTATTTTATCAGCCATCCAATTAAGAAACTCCTTAGCAGGTCCCGTTGACTCGGAGAAAGAAAGCATAAACGCTTCCCATGCTGAAGATAAGTTAGCAAGAGCTCCATGAACATTATCTCCCATCGTGTGAGCCATATCGCCCAATTCACGTTCTACACCAGTAATCTGTTCTCTAAGTGGTAATATTTTATCAACAGCGGTGAGAAAGGCATTAAAAGCGGCAACACTACGCTTATCAGTTAATTCAAGAGTAGTATTCAAGTCTACCCCTTTTTCTTTTAGCGATTTCAATCCTTCAACTAACTCAGGCAATGTTTTAACGGGCTTACCTAACGCCTTTGCCAGCTTTCCATTACTATCAGCTAAATTTAGAAAAACATTACGGGTAGCAGTAGCAGCCATTGAAGCATCAAAGCCGGCATCCGATAATTTACCCAACAAAGCCAAAGTATCTTCAATACTGAAATTAAAGGCTTTTGCAACCGGTCCAACAATTGGTAATGCAGTAGCGAGATATGAAAACGACAATGCGCTTTTGGTTGTTGCGACAGCCATCGCAGACACATATCTTTCAGTTTCTCTTGTATCAGCATTAAACATACGAAGAGAAGCACCTGCCAATGAAGCCGCATCTGCTAATTCTGCCCCGGTAGCTTGTGCAAATTTTAGAACGTGCTCTGTTGCATCTAATATTTCTTTTCGAGTAAAACCTAGTTTAGCAAGTTCTATTTGCAAATCCGTAGCTTCGGATGCAGTGTATTTCGTTGTAGCACCCAAACGTTGAGCATCCGCAGTTAACTCCTTCACTTTATCAGAAGTGGTTCCTAATATTGCAGCAAGCCTACTATTAGCTAATTCAAATTTAACAATATCACCTACTCCTTCACGCAGTTTTGTAAATAAAGCAACAACTCCACTAACAACAGCTTGTGCACCAATATATCCAGCAGCCCACCCTTTCAATCCTGCACCAACTTTGTTTAGCCCAGGAGCCATCTCCGTTTTAAGCATCATTCCAGCATTCCGGGCAATAATTCCCATGTTCTGCATGGACTTATTACCGTTCTGTATTTCAATCCATGCCGCCTTTACTTCTTCCCGATATGCACCAATGGTCATTTTCTGTTGACTATATCGATCGGAATTTCGCTTTATGTAATCAGTGTTGATTCCAATAGTAGAATTAAGACGGGCAAGTGTACGAATATAGTTTTCATCCGTATCTTTCAAAACATCAACAGCCTTTTGTAGCTGCTTATTCATTTCCTTTGCTTGTGAACGGCTATGTACTTCCTGATTAGTCAAGGTAATAGCAGTTCTGATAAGTTTTAAACGTTCTTCTTCAGATAAAACAGCTTTCTTACGAGTAGTATTACCGGCATTCTGCGCTTTTGTCAAGTTAGCTTCCGCTTTAGCAGCCTTTTCCAAGGACGCAGCATTATCCGAGTTTGCCTTGGTTAGTTTCTTCAATTCAGCAGCAGATAATTTCTCTACATTTAGCTTTTCCTCTATCTTCTTACTGACAGTTTGAGTTATTTCAGACTGTTTTCTAAGAGCCTCGGTTAATTCAGCAGATGCAGAGCCAGCCGTTTTTGCTTGGGTATTATAAAGATTACTCAACTTTTCAAGATCAGCAACGCCTTCTACATTTAGTTTCAAACCTTTTGCTAATTCTTTGGCCGCATTAACATA